TCTCCCGACCGTGGGTGCGTCAACTGACACATGGGGCACCACCCTTAATACGGGTCTTGAAGCCCTTGAAAGCACGTTAAACGGTACTGGCACTGGAAAAGCAAAAATTGAGCCGGATCTCACGGAAGGCTCATGGTCAATTAATGGCACCGCGGTTGCCTCGACGGCGGCTGAATTAAATAAATTAAATACTGCGTCCGTAACTACCGCGGAGCTTGACCTGCTTAACACTGCCGTTAGCAATACAGTCGTAAACTCAAAGGCGGTCATTTATGGGTCAGCGGGTGAAATAGCCAGCGGGGCGCTTACAGCAACAAGCTCTGTTACTGGAACCAGCTTTGAAATTGGAGACTGGAAGATCTACGTTTCCGGTACAGATTTAAAGTTTCAGTACAGTAGCGTTGATGTTTTCAAGCTATCGACTACGGGCGAAGTGACCGCAGAGGGTGACATTACAGCATTTGGAAGTGCATAATGACAATAACGTCCTTAGATAATTTCGGTCATGGCAATACTCCGGTGTCCATGAGCGAATTACGCACCTACTTCGGCGGCACAAACCCCATTTCGCTAAATGGCTCTTTTAACGGCGGTATTGCTTCTGTTCCTGACACTCTCCCCGCTTCTGGCGCGGAAACATCTTTTTCTGACTTTCGCAGTAAAAACCGCATCTTGAAAAAGAAAGGAACTACTCAAGTCGTTGCTTCTGGCACTTCATGGACGCCAGCGCAGTCAGGCTGTGTTCAATATAATGTGTATGTTCTGGGTGGCGGCGGCTCTGGTGGGGGATGCTCTACAAGCAGTGGGCGCGAAAAAGTATCATCTGGCGGTGCCGCTGGGGGCGTAGCTTTTCGCAGATATAGTGCACAAGATGATGGAATTACATCGGCCTCTATCTCAATTGGAAGTGGTGGAGCGGGAATATCCTACCCAAATAGCTCTGACTTTAAAATTACAGGGCGCAACGGCGGGACGACTACATTCAACCCAAATGGAACTGGCGCAACCATTTCTGCAACGGGTGGAAGTAGGGGCTTCGCTAGTCAATTAGGCACGTCAGCGGGGGAAGCAGCAAGTAGCCCTTTAACGGCGGGTTTTGGATATTGTGCCGCATCTTTTGGCGGGACAGGTTCGGGCGGCGAAAGTAATTATACGGGCGGGTATGGCGGCGGTTTTAATATAAGCGACGATGAAGCGGCGGTTTCTGGCGGGGGTTCTCCAAATTTAGGTTCCGGTGGTGTAAACGGCACTTCGATAAGTACATATGGTCAAGCATCAACAGGCACAACGGGGGCACCAACAAAGCCAAGCGAGTGGGGTTCGGATGTCACTGCAACTTTTCAAGGGGGTTCGGGGGTGCAAGATACTGATGCTTCGGCGGGGGCGTCTGACGGGGGCACTAATTATGGCGCTGGGTCTGGTGGTTCTTCTAGTGAAAATGGTGCAGGTTCTACGGGAAATGGCTCGCAAGGCGCAATCTTTGTAACTTATTACGAGTTAAACTCATGACACTTTTAGCTTTGGACATCCCCGCGGGGTTTTACCGCAACGGCACAGACCTTGAACAGTCAAACCGCTGGCGCGATGGCAGCTTGGTGCGTTGGCGTGATGGCAGCTTGCGCCCCGTAAAGGGATGGAGCGAGCGCAAAACGTCATTTAGTACAAACACCATTCGCGGAATGCATGCGTGGGAAAGTTTAGACGGATCTGTATATCTTGCTGGAGGATCGTACAACGAGCTTGTGGCAATGGTTGGCAGCAACACGCTCTACGATATTACGCCTTCCGACTTAAACTCAGGCTTGGAAAGGGCTTCCATAATTACCGGCTACGGATACGGCGATTATGGCGCAGAAGATTATGGAAATGAGCGTGAAGACTACGGAAACTACTCAGAAGCGGCAGTGTGGTCGCTAGACAACTTTGGGGAATACTTAGTCGCGTGCAGCGCCAAGGTGGCCGGCAATGGAGATGGACGGCTTCTTGAGTGGCAGCTTGGTGCCAGTGCTGAGGCGGCAGCAATCAGCAATGCGCCGATAGATTGCCTTGGCCTAGTTGTAACGGAAGAGCGTTTTTTATTTGCTCTTGGCGGCAGGTTTCCGGCGGAAAGCTACGCAAACCCGCGCAAAGTATACTGGTGTGACCAAGAGGACAATACGACGTGGACCGCGGCCACCACAAACCAAGCGGGCAGTCAGGAGCTTCAGACAAGCGGAATGATAATGCAGGGCTTACGGACGCGCGGCCAGACGTTAATCATTACAGACATAGACGCCCACGTCGCTCGCTTTGTTGGCAGCCCGTTTATCTTTGGATTTGAAAGGGTAGGCACCGCATGCGGCGCCATATCGCGCAAAGCCGCAGTCGATGTTGATATGGGTGCCTTTTGGATGGGTCAGAGAGGGTTCTTTACATTCCAAGGAAACACCGTGCAGCAACTGCCGTGCGCCGTGCACGACTACGTGTTTGATGACTTTGAAAGAAGTCAGCAAAGCCAGATATGGGCATGGTCAAATGTTGAGTATGGAGAGATTTGGTGGTTCTATCCGTCTTCAAATAGCCAAGAAGTAGATCGTTATGTGGCATACAACTATAACGATAATTATTGGATAACTGGAAACCTGTCCAGAACGGCTGGCGTTCCCCGCGGCGTTTTTAAACACCCGCTCTTAATAGCAACGAATAAAACTGTATACGAGCATGAAAGCAGCCTCAGTTATGACGGCGCAGACGTTTTTGCTGAGACTGGCCCAATCTCCTTGGGCAACGGCGACCAGACAATGAACGTCATGCAGCTTATACCGGACGAAAAAACTCAGGGCGAAGTCAGTCTAAAATTCAAGACGAGGTTTTATCCAAACGACACCGAAACAACGCATGGCCCGTATACACCAGTTAACCCAACCGGCGTGCGTTTTGCTGGTCGTCAATTCCGCATGCGTGTAGACGGCACCGCGGGTAAAGATTGGCGCGTAGGTAACATGCGTGTCGATGCGTTCCCCGCAGGTAAACGATAATGCCTATACCCGCCCTACCTCCAATTGGCCCTGACTTACGCCAATGGGGCAGACAGATTTCTTTGTACCTGCAAAGAAACTTAGCCAAGCTGTCTTTTAAAACGGCGGACGATAACCCGTCGGAAAACGGCGTGATCTTGTGGGACGATGTGAACGGGTATCCCGTTGTGTCAAAGAATAATGAGTTTGTGCAAATCGTCTTAGAAGACGGACACGCAAACTTTATCAAAACGTCTGATGTCGTGCCGGTAGCTGCAAACACAGCATATAAGCTGACTTACGATGCCCCCACCGGCAATGTTGGAATAACACAAGGGACGCCGGCGTCAAGGATAGTTTTTGAGGAAGCCGGCGAATATCTGATTTCTTTTTCGGCGCAGATTTCTTCGACGTCTGCGAGCACCGTGCACTTCTATTTCTGGCCAAGCATTGATGGAACAGACGTCGCTAACAGCGCAATGACTACGGCGCTGCATCAGAACAACGCGACGCTTGTTGTTTCACGCGCTCAGATCTTCACAGTAACGGCCGGCCAATATCTCGAAGTAAACTACATGATGGATAGCACAGACGGCTTCCTTAACTACACGGCGGCGTCGTCGCCCGTGCCGGCATTACCTGCCTCTACGCTTTCGATTACTAGGGTTCACGGATGATTGATAATGTTGTACAATTGCGAGCAAAGCCACGGATCACCGTGCTGCCCGTTGTTGACGAACCTGAGAGGGTACTGGTAAAGGCACTGCCATTACTACTCCCCGCGATTGGGGTGAACGAGCGCAACGCCAGTAAAGAGGATGTCGTTGGAGATATTATGAGTGGGCTGTCCTTACTTTGGACTGTCCACATGGAGGACACGCTGGTTGCCGCGTTCATAACGAGCGTCGTGAAGCACCCTCAAAGAAACACCTTACTGCTAGAATACGTGGGCGGCATGGACATGAAATTATGGATTGAGGACGCGGTGCGTATCTTGAGGGAATTTGCAAAAGCCGGAAAGCTCGACGCGATTGAAGCGGACGGGCGTATTGGCTTTTCGAGGATCGCCAAGAAAGCGGGCTTTAAAGAAATGTATAGACACTTCGAGGCGGAGGTTTAGAGATGGGTAGTAAGACTACAACAAAACAAGAAATGGACCCGATCCAGAAGGAGTTCATTACAGAAACGCTCATCCCCTTTGCAAAAAACATAGCGGAAACTCCTTTCGAGCAATACACGGGCGAGTTTGTCCAGCCGTTTGACCCACTGCAAGAAACTGCATACGGCGGCTACGGCGCTCTTACATTACCCAGCGAGTTAACTGAAGCCGCGGACATATACCGCAGATTTGCCACTGAGACGCCAGAGCAACGCGCCGCAGATCTTAATGCGTATACACAACAGTATACACAAAACATCATTGACCCAACTATGGCGCGCATGGAGCGGCAGCGTGAAGAGCGGATGGTGGATCTCGCGCAGCGCCGCGGTAAAGGATTTGGCAACACTGCATTTGGAGTGCGTGCCGGCTCCGAGCTCGACACATATGATATTGGCATGGCGGAAACTTTGGGGCAGTTACAGACGCAAGGCTACCAGAGCGCCGTGGCCAGAAAGGCGGCGGAAGACGCCCAGCGCATGCAGGCGGCGGGCTTGCTGGCTGGCACGGGGCAAACGGGCCTCAGTAATCAACTTGGCATCCTTGGCGCTCAAATGACTGCCGGCGAGGCGGCGCGGAGCTTGGGGCAGGCTGACTTGGATGCTCTGTATAGAGAGTTCGGCTTGGCACGCGCCTATCCTTTGACACAGTTTGGCGTGCTCTCTGGCGCCAATGCGGGCTTCCCAGCGGGTATTGGCACAACGACCCAGACGACGGGTGGCTTGGGTACTATGATGTCTGGGCTTGGCAGAGGGTTGAGCGCATTTGGCTCTCTTGCATTTGGCGGGCCAACAGGATTAGGCGGATTTAGCGGGTTATAATTATGGAACAAAGTTACATCTTAACAGACGAAGACGCGCAGCGCATAGTCGATTACTACTCCCAGCAAGGAATATATCCAGACTTCACTGTGGAAAATTACGCTGGGTTTGAGGCAACGCCAGAAGAGATGAAAATATTACAGATGCCTGCAAACGCCCCCGTGCAACCTAAAAGTATGGACCCTAGTCAAGCGACTGTGGTTCCTCAAAGTAACGCACCTGTCAACGCACCCATAGACATTGTGCCTGAGTACATGAGAGAGGGAACTCCAGTAACTCCGGCGCTCTTGCAGAGAATACGCCAAGAGGAAGCGGCAAAAGTTGCACCGCAAGCGGCGGTGCCAGATCCCAATGACCCATATGCAAACCTTTCCAAGACGCAGCGCAGAATGCTTTCATTCGCAGCTATCAAGGACGCTGGGATGGCGTTGCAGGGTCTTGAGGGCAACAGCGTACAGAATTTACTGTCAGACTTCACCACGCGCTCCGATCAGGCGCGTAAAGCGCAGGCGGCGCAGGCGCGGCAACAGATGATGCAGCAAATGTTTGGCGGCGGAGATGCAATGGGCGGAGGCATGACCGGCGGCATGGATCTTTCGCAAATGTCTCCAGAGCAAATGCGCGCAAGGGCGCAGCAACTCGCGCAGTTTCAAGCAATGAACCCAACCGTTACACTGACGCCAATGATAGATATGCTGGTTAAAGAGGCCGACAGAATAGAGACAACGCAAAAAGCGCAGACGGCCGCTGCGACTGGCGCAGGCGAAACGCTTGAGACAATAGAAGATTTACTAAGAACGGTCAAAGAGGAAGAAGGCACGACAGGGGTTTGGGGTATGATATTCGGGCAAGTGCCGTTTACTAAAGCGGGGCAGTTACGAATTGACGTTCAAACACTAAGATCAAATATGGCTCTCGACGCACTTATGAACTTAAAAGCCAGCGGGGCAACTTTAGGATCTGTCTCCGAGAAAGAGCTCGAACTACTTGAGAGTGACATTCAAAAGTTAAATCTTAACCAAAGCAAAGACAAAGTCTTACAAGACTTGAATAAAATCAAACGCAGATACCAAAAAGCAATTAGAAGTGCTTATCTAAATATAGGCGATAAAACCAAACTCGACCAAGCATTGGGCGGGCGGCCTGCTTGGCTGGAGGGCGATCCAGAGCCAGAGGCTGAACAAGATCCTTTAGGCATTTTACAGTAAGGTGTGAAAGATGTCAGACTTTTTAAAGCGTTTCAGATCTAAAAACCCTGAGTTAAGCGAGATGGACGACCAGACATTAGCCGAATACTTATATAATAAGCACTACACGGATAATTTCGACGACTTTTCCAGCTTTGCCAATAAAATCAAATTGCAGGGATACACTAAGCCGGCGCCCGCCGGAACGGAAGTTGTCGAGCGATTTGCTGGCGGCGGCATGATCGTTAAGATGCCAGACGGGTCGGAAACATATTTCGACGAAGGCTTTTCGACGACAGACCCAGCAAGGATAGCGCAAATCAGAGCCGCCAAGGGAGACGTTGGCTCAGTCGGAGACGTTGGCTCAGTCGTAAAAGGAGAAACCGCTCAAGAGTTGATTGGGGAGCTTCCGACGCGCGTATTGTCCGCCGCAAAAGGCATACCGTTTTTACGTGGATATATTGAACCGGTAGCTGGCCAAATGGCCTCCACAATAAGTAAAACCGGCATTCCGTATTTATTTGAGGGCGGCGAAGGCATCTCGCCAGAAGCAGCCACGGGATTAATTGGCCAAGCCATAGAGCGCAGAGAGCAAGAGGCGCCCATCACCTCTGGCCTCTCCCGCCTCGGCGCCGGCGTGGCAACGGCGGCTCCTTTTGCGCCGACGCTGCGCGCCGACAGTATGATAGGTAAAATAGCTGAAGGTGGCCTTTATGGAACCACGCTTGGCGGCTTGGAGGGGCTAATTGCCGGATACGGTGAAGGCGGCGTCGATGAGGCGCAGAGGCAGGCAACATCCGGCGCCATTGGCGGCGGGCTCTTTGGCGCCGCGGGTGCGCCGATTGCGGGCGCCGTAGGCTACGGGTACAAGAAATACTTAGAGCGCCCAGTCAAGGACATTATCGAAAGCCTTGGCTTCAAAAGGGAAGCGGCATCAGTGGTGGCGGATACCTTAGCCAAGGACGCGGCGGACGCCGTGCAGTCCGTAGAAAACTCTGGCCCATACGGCAGCTTGGTTGCGGTGGGTCCGAATACCGCAAGCCTACTTGACACAATTTCACAAAGCAGCGGCAAAGGCGCCAAAATAGCAATAGACAACTTAAACGAGACAGCCGTTGCAGCGTCTAACGACTTAAACAAAACCCTCGACACCGTGCTTGGCGAGGTGACTGACGGCATTAAAACGCAAAAATCTGGCATCATGGAGAGTACCAGTAAACAACGCAGAGAGATATATGGTGAGGCGTACAGCGCCAAGATTGACCCAGATACAGAACAAGGCGCCAGAGTTATTGAGCTTGTAAACAGAGCGACGCCAGAAGAGCTCTCACAAGCTAAAAGAGCGTTAAGAAGGGAAGGCATCCCCACTGACTTCTTGGGCGGACAGCGCGTGAAAGAGGCCGAGTTAAATGAGGTGCTTGCAGATATACCAGCCTCACAAAGAGCGGATCTAAGCGTAACCTCAAACGCAGATGGATCGTATACAGTATTTCGCGTGCCTACAGTCGAAATGGTAGACGTTCTGTCAAAGAGGCTTTTTGGTTTAAGTGATGCAGCTAAGCGCGCCGGTGATATGGACGAGTATATGTCGCTGCGTAAATTCGCATTTGACTTGCGAAAATCGCTGGATGACGTGAGCCCATCGTATGCAGACGCGCGCGCCGCTGGCAAAGATGCCATAGACATGAGAAACGCCGCGGACCTTGGCAATGACATACTCAACCCAAGGATCACACGCGAAGATGTTATGCTTTCCGTCCAGCAAATGGATGACGTAGCCGCGGGGCAGCTTCGCCAAGCTCTACGCAATCGTATAGACGAGATTGCGGCAAACGCTAAAAAGCCGGTGACGGCGTCAAGCGAGCAAGAAATAATTGAGGCTCTGGCAACTTTAAAGGCAATGAACACGCGCGCCGTGGCGACGAAGCTGCGTATGGTCCTTGGCGACGACGACGCAGATATAATCGGCAAGCAGATCCGCGACACGTCTGAAGCCATGATGATGCGGGCGCTGGCGTCGAGAAACTCAGCGACGTTTAATCGTCAAGTCGTAATGGAGCGTCTCAAAGAAATCACCGGCAAGTCTTTGGCGGAAGAAGTCGGAGAGCAAGGCCCTCTTACGGTCGGGGCTAGAAAGGCGACAGAGGCGCTGGTTGGCGGCACGCGCCAGTCGCAGCGCATAGAGCGGCTGACAGAGGAGATGGCGCCTGTCTTGACGCAACGTCTGACGCCGGAGCAATTGCTGCTACAGGCGTCGCGCTTGCAGTCTTTGGCGCCGGCCATAGAGCGCGCGCAATTAGGCAGTCAAAGCGCCGCAGAGGCGGTCCAAAGGGGCGCAATGAGCTTAGGTATAACTCAGGCCCAGCAAGACGAAAGGCTGAGCCCCACGCAGCAACTCATGCGCGCTTTGGGGATGCCTTCTTACTAGGCGACGTCTGCAACTCCTTAATCCGCATCTCCATTTGCTCTATGAGTATGGCGGCTTCCTCGCACGCGCGGTGAAGCGCGTTCTGGTTCATCACGCGATGCGGGCGCTTCAGCTTGTCAATGAGCTCTCTGTACTGGTCTTCACCCATCGTATCCTCCTTAAAATATTACGTTAACTTGTTTTAAACATTATTGTGCTTCTTGTGAAGTATGTGTAAAGCTATTGGTGTAGAAGGTTGTTCTTTTACTTCTCCTCCCTGTTGAACTGGCCCTGCTTTCGAGCGGGGCCATTTTTTTGTTGACCGCCTGTTCACCACATGTTAACAGGGGGTATCAGGAATGGAGAGAAAAATGTCAAACACATACGAAATCAGAGCCTTTAACCAAAAAGGTAATTGTTACTCAGTTCGCACTTTTGGCAACGAGAAAGAAGCATTAATATCTTTCGACAAAATTTGTAACAAAATGCAGGGGTACTACGATGTCTGCAAGGAAAATGACCTTACAACAAGTTTTCTTGCCGCTGATTATCAGCTTGTTGCTTACAATGAAGCAATGACATGGCTTGAAGAAATTAAAACATGGGAGCCAGCATAATGAAACGCTTCTGCGCAGAATTTATTCAATCTGGCACAAACGAGAGGCTGTCGGTCAACGCCGACACCCTCGAAGAATTGGACACTTTGCTGTATGGCCGGCCGTATCCCGCCAAGCGTAGCTCAGTAAAAATTTACGAGCGTTCAGCCGCAGCGCGGCGCGTTGACTTCAACACGAAGGTCGCGTTGGGCAGCGCGAAAAAACATCAGCAAAACATGAAGGTCACACTGGACCGCGCACCTTGGGAGGAGGGCAAATGAATATCGACAAGCAAGACTGGATCATCTTCACCATCGTCATACTTATGGCAATGATTTTCGTAACAGGTATCAGCGCGGGGTGGTGGCTATGATGACCGAAAAATTCAACGGCAAAATCTTACGAAAAGTTCGGGAAGAAAGGGGCATCACGCAAATAGCACTGTGTCAGGATTTGGGGTTAGATCAGGCAAGCTATTCCAAATATGAAAGAGGGGTTGTCAAAAACCCCCCTGCCGCAAAAGTAAAAGAATTTGCTAAGTACTTTGATGTCCCATACGAAAGTTTCTTTGCTGAAATGGGAAAAGAAAATATCCTAATCAAAAGGAACTCAAGCATTCCAGAGCGCATTGACGTTCATATCCATGTAAAGATTGATTGGGGGTTTCAATGATTGAGTTCTTTACCGTTCTGATGATCGACTACGAAATGGCGTCATTCAATGCAGCGCCGCTCGCATCCATCGTCTACGCTTCAGAGAGCCATTGCCAGCAAGTAATGGATCAAGGTCTAGCTGATCCGATCTATGACCATATCGTCAAGCTCTACGGCAATGACATCTTTATGACCTGCGTGGAGACTGATGTTGTTTCATCCGCAATTAGACCGAGGGCAAGACCATGACTAAATTAAGGGCAGTTATGCTTATTGATATAGAAGTCCCAAAAGATGTAATTTTGATTGGGCAAATCGGCGAAAAATTTAAACAAGAAACGGAAATTATTAAAGATATAATTGGAAACTTCAAGAATGTTAAAGTTGTACATTCTGACAGTGCGATAGTGTCAAGAAGGAAAGGAACGGATTTTGCTTTAATAAAAGATATAACTTTCCGAGGAAATAAGGACGAAGAACAATGACTGAGAAATGTGTGTACTGCGATAGGGATGCTCTAATAAAATCTGACTATGATACAATGTGTGCCGAATGTTACATGCGTATTTACGCGGAAAGGGAATGCAATGGAAATAACACCCGCAGACAAGGCCCATCTGGAGTTTCTATCTCGAATGGTGGATCGGCTACAAGACGAGAGCTTCCGGCTCGACAAGCACCCAAACGTGCAACAGGATCTCTGGCACGCCCGTGAGGAACTCAAGAAGTTCGTCAACACGCTGAGACAAGACGGCGTGAAGATATGACAGAGGACGAGCTACGCTTGCTCATGCTTGAGGACGCTGAACGGTGCAGGGAAAGAGCGACCGACTTTTACAAGCGGTCAGGTGGACACCGTCGCTACGAGCTTATGAAGAAAGCCAAGCAATACGAGCGTAATAACAATTGTAAGAACAGACCGCGCAGAACCAAGCCCCTGCATAATAAAATTAAAACTTGGTTTTAAGTATCTGTAAAAAGTGATAAACTTCCCGCAGCCAAAGTGGGAAGTTTTTTGCCATACAAAGATAAACAAAAGCGCGTTGCGTACGCCAAAGCGTACGGATCAAAGTGGTATCAAAGAAACAAAGAAAAAGTTATCGCCAAGAACAGGCAACGCAGAAAGAGACAAAAGAAAGAGTGGATTGAGTGGAAAGCTCAACAGGCGTGCAACGACTGCGGCTTCAGCCACCCCGCTGCGCTGGACTTTCATCACATAAACAAAGATGACCCAGAAAACCGTGCCGTCTATCAACTTGTGCAGGGCGGGCAGTACAATACGGCGGTCAAGGAGGCGGAGACAAAGTGCGTCTGCCTATGCGCAAACTGTCACCGCATCCTTCACTGGAACGAGCACTACGGATAATCTTTCCACGGAAGCTGCCAATGCGGGCCGTCTGGAAATTTCCGCCAGTCGCCGCCCCACTCAATTTTGACTTTCTCATGGTCAGCGGCTTCCTTAATGATTGGCGCGATCTTATGATACAGCGGCCAGTCCCAGCGTATCGCCCCGTCAACGTATGGCGCCATGTCTATGGCGTGTCCGGTCAGGTGCCGCGAGCGCATGGTGGTCGAGGCGCCTTTGGCGAGGAGCTCCTTCTGGCGCTCGACGGTACGCATGCCTTCGATGATGCACCAGTCAACGTCGTCGCTCCAGTCAATCGCAGTCTTCATAACGCGCACAAGATCCTCGTGCACGCCCTCCAGCCGCTCCAGCGAGCGTTTGCCAAACTTAAAACCCATTTTACAACTTACCTTTCATATATTTTGATACGCTACGACCCCCAAACCAGAACGACACTATGCAAGCAAAGAGGCCAGAGCTAGCGTCATCCCATATCAACGAAAGGGAGCGCCCCAAGTCATTTCCATTATTCATCAGAGCAATCAAAGCCGTCACCTTGATGGCCACGAAAAGGCCAAAAAACACGTAAGTGATGACAGGACGGACAGAACCTCTAAGTCCGTTAATAAACCACCCAGCGTCCATACTGTCATGTTTGTACAAGCCTTCCGTTTCTTTTATGTCTGCCTGCTTGTCTAAGATATTAAGCTGCAACTCGTTACGTTTTGCCATCATATCCATTTCAAGTTTCATGCGCTCAAGATTGTGTTTGTGCTCTTGACCCGCTTTGAAATAGTTCAAAATTTCTGGCAAAAATGATGTGCCAAAGCCTATAAGGCTTCCAATAAGTGTAATCATAGCTCGACCTCAACGCTTATCATATTTTTCTTCGTGCACAACCTTATCGGATGTAACCGTTGTTTTGCTTTCTTTGCCCATCCAAATGCCGAAGCAACCTGTAAGTGCGCCCATGCAAACTGATACAAGCCCTGATTGTGCTACGGATGGATCGGGCAAAGCCATAAACCAGTGCACCGCCTGATAGGTGAGCACAGTCACCGCTAACATCATTGCGCGGGGTAGAATGCGAAGGCTATCAATGTAGCTCGCAGTAATTTGTACCATATCATACCTCCATATCCACAATCTGACCCTGCGGTTGCAGCCCAGTATTGTGCGCTCCAAACCTATCATATGACAACATTAAATCAAGTTGTGCGCGCTCCAGCGCCTTGGCGAGCTTGTGGGCGCGTAAATGCTCTACCTGCACACGTTGCTGCGCCTGATGGTTCTCTATGCTCTCGCGCGCTCTCTCAGGCGTTATGGCGAAGGGGAGATTGCCAACTGGATCAAGCATCATATCTTTCCCTGCAAACCCATAATGACGACCACAATGATGCCCGTCAACAATCCAACCACTGCAATAGATCCACCGAAGATCACGATAGCCTCCAGCCGCTGTTGACGCTTCAGCTTCTCCGCTGCTTCGCGCTCCTTGCGCTCACGCCGGACGCGCGCGCGGATCTCTTGGAGCTCGCCCCAAGCGGAAAATCCACGGGTGGCGATTACAATTTGACGTAGCTCTTCCTCGGCGTCTTTTGCACGCTGAAGTTGTACAAACGTCTCCATCGCATTTTCGTCGCCAGTGCTAAAGACGCTGTTCTTTTTCTTTGTGTGCTTGTTGCGCAGGTCATCGACGCCATCGAAAAACTCGCCGATCTGCTTAGTCACAGAAACGAGCTCCTTACCCGCGGATACGGCTGCTTTTATGCCGGCTAAAGCGGTGAATGGGTCAATCATATCTACTTACGCAGTGAGTGCTCTATGCTGTCGAGCTTTTTAAATATTGCTTTGATCGTGTCGCGCATTTCGTCGAAATTACGGCTCTGCGCTTCGAGCTTGGCGTTCAACACGGCAACGTCGGTCGTGTTCTTGTTGGTGCGGTTAAATAAATACCAGACAAACGCTACGAGAGGCGCAATTAGCCAACGTAAAACAGGTTCTATCATGTCAATCATATGCGCCTCTCTTTTATCCTTTTTACCATAAAAACTTTTTCAAAAAAAGTGCTCGAAGGGGCTTGCATATGTGTTAACTATTTGTTAACAAGATGGGGAAGGAACAAAGGAGAGAAAAATGACAACGATTACTCAAAAAGGCCCAATCACCTACGTCAACAACCGCATCGCACTTTGCGGTAGAATTGATGAGATTAGCAAAAAAGGTAATGGTCATTGGACTGGAACCGTCGGAAACGGCTGGTACAACTTTGAACTTGTCGGCGGCAGAGAGAGCGGCGGTGGCTCTAAAGAGTGGTATCTTCGCTTTCCGCTTGGCTTCGGCGACCAGTGGATCCGCTACAACAGCGCCAAGGCAGCCATCGAAGCAATCGGCAAAGTATAATCAACACGGGGCGCTACGGCGCCCCTTGCTTATCCGCCAACACTACGTTAACACGGTGCTAAAGGAGATCTACCATGCAAGATTTAAAGCAGATTGGTCCACGCATACGCGAGGACGTATACGAGGCGCTTCAGAAGTACAGCGAGACAAGCCGCATGAGTATGTCATTACTGGTCGAATTGGCTCTCAAAGATTTACTCTCAGACGCGGGGTACAGCTTCGATGATCGTCGGTATTGATTGCGGATACCGCACAGGCGGCGTGGCGCTGATGAAAGGCGACTGGTCCGAAGTGCACGACCTGCCCACGTTTGACGAGGGCGGCGTTGACGTGCATGAGCTTGCCGCAATCCTTAACAGCGCAGGCACCGTCGATCACGTCTACATCGAAAAGCAGCAAGCGATGCCCAAGCAGGGCGTGTCAAGCACCTTTAAGCTGGGCTTTGCATATGGACAGATCGTCGCAGCCGTGGCACTGTCGAGTATACCCTACACGATTGTGACACCGTCAACGTGGAAGCGGTCTATGAACTTACCCAAGGATAAGGACGCGGCAAGACGTCTGGCGGTGCAGTGGTTTCCAAAGCAAGCGGAAAGGCTGAAGCGCAAGAAAGATGAACACCGCGCGGAGGCTCTGCTTATCGCGCTATACGGAGGAGGAACGCAATGACGGTCGTCTATGACATGTCAAACGAGGAGTATCACCTCGACCCATCGCTGAGCGCGTCAGGCGCCAAGAAGATCGCCATGGAAAGTTTGGCCGACTTCAAGTACGGCGAGTACCAGCCAAGCCCAGCCTTAGACGTAGGCAGCGCCACGCACACTCTGATCTTGGAGCCGCACCGCAGCAACACCGTTTGGTGCGGACCAGAAACGCGCAGGGGTAAGGCGTGGACCGACGCCAAGGACGAAGCGGACGCGGCGGGCGCAATACTGTTGACCGAAAGCGATTACGCCTTGGCCAAGAATATGGCGGACGCCGTGCGCGCAAATGCCGCGGCGGCGGCGTTGCTCAGCGGCGACTTGGTCTGCGAAGCCAGCGTGTTTGCAATCGACGCGAACACCAACGTCAACATGCGCTGCCGGCCAGACGCATGGCGCAAGGACATCGCGGCGCTGATCGACGTCAAGACGACCATCGATAGCTCACCGGCGGGCTTTGCGAAGCAGGCGGCGAACTTTGGCTATCACATACAGGATCAATTTTACCGCAGATGCATGGCCTTTGACGGCCATGAAATAGACCGCTTCATCTTCATCGCGGTGCAAAAGAAAGCGCCCTACAAAGTGGGCGTATACGAACTGGACCTCTTGTCCCTTGAGGAAGGGCATCATGCGGTCGAGTACGCGCTGGCGGCGTATGCCACGGCGCAACACACGGGCGTGTGGGGCTATGACTACGGCGAACTACAGACGCTGCAAATCCCGCCCTATGCGTTCAAATTTTCGGCAACTTAGTCAAGGAGACAAACATGCCAATATCTTTCGGAAGTGACAACACGGGCGGCGAGCTTTTCATTCGCTCAAACTTACCACAAAACCGCTGGTACTATAAGGACGACGGCGTTGACGTCGCCATCGACATGGACCGCGGCTTCGCCATCGACATTAAGGAGGTCGTGTTCGGGTGGCTGCATATCGACGTCGGCGTGCGGGATTGGGTGCCGTGGCCAAGCCCAAGCCAGCAAATTGCCAAGCCAAGCGATAGCCACAAGAATGGTTTCGAGGTGAAATGCTGGCTCAGTGACGGGCGCGAGGCGTCCATGAGTGGCAACAGCTTTGGCTTGGGTCAGTTTATCGCCAAGCTGTACAACAAGGCGGAACAGGCGCCAGAGTTTACGCAGGGCATGGTGCCAGTGGTGCAGATCACAAGCTCTACGCCTGTCGTCGTCGGCAAGGGCACGTCTTACGACGTCGGCTTTAACATCCGCACTTGGATCAATAAGCCTACGGGCGAGCCCGTCGCAGCGCCTGCACCAGCACCAGCGCCCGCGGCGCCAGCGTCCAGTGACGATAACTTTGGCTTTTAGGTAAGGCAGGGCGGCGCCGGACATGTGCTCGTAGCAGGCGTCCGGCGCCGTATAAACAGCCAACGGAGAGAGAAGAATGAGCGAGGCATACTTCAGCAAAGTGCGTGAAAGCACCGTCAGCGAAATGCTCACAACCATAAAAGGCGGGCGCAACGAAATGCTCAACAAGGCGGCGTACACGCTGGGGCGCCACGCGCACTTGGCGCCGTCAAACATAGACGCGGCCATCATAGATCTGCACGCAGCGGCAAAGCAGGTCGGGCTGCACGACATCGAAATCAAAGCCACAATCGGCAGCGGCTTCAAGCGCGGCGGGGAAAACCCCAAGGTGCTCGAAGACAGCGACGCAAAGCCATTCACGGCCAGCGAGTTTGACCGTCTCATAGGCAAGCTGGCCAGCAAGGAAATGCTCACACGCGACGAGGAAACGCGCAAGGACAAGATCGACAAGGCGCGCAAGGCGTGGGAGGGAGGTGTCCCGATTTCTAGAGAAAGTAAGGACGCAGTGCGTCCTGCATTACTTTACCTAAACAATCGCGGCTTGCGCGCGTCTGCCGCGGTGGGCGCCGCAAGGTTCAGCCCAAACGTATACGACGGGCCAGCGATACTCTTTCCCGCGCTGGATGAAGCCGGAGAGGTGCAGGGCATACAGGCAGTGCTCATCACGGCGGAGGGAAACAAGCGCGAGCACAGAGGCATCACGAAATACTCACGCGGCGTGATCGCCGGCAACTCAATGAGGATCGGCGACGAGCACGACGGGGGCGCCATCATCTTGGTCGAGGGGCCAGAGGATGCGCTCAGCGTAAAGCAGGCGGTGCAGGGGCACGCGGAGGCGACAATCGTGTGCACCTTCGGCAAGGCCGGCATGGCCACGTACAACGCGCCACGGGCGTCCGACGTGACGATCTGCGCGGACCCTGACCTCGACGTGGACAAGGTGGCCGACGTCATACGCGGCGACGGGAGCACGTCGGTTTACGTCGTGCGCTTCAACGAGCTCGGCGTGGAGAACGTCGCCGACGCAAACGACTACCTACGCGAAGCCGGTGAAGAGAAGCTGCGGGAGGCGCTATCCTTGGCCAAGCCGGTCGAGCAAGCGCAGCAAGAGGCGGCGGAGGCGGAGATGAATTGGCCGACGCCATACGAGCCAGTTGATCCGGCAAGCATCCCACGTCGGCGCTGGATCTACGGCGCGCACTACATCCGCGGATACGTCAGCGTCGTGGCATCGCAGGGCGGCGCCGGAAAGACGTCCATGCAGAACGTGGAGGCGACGAGCATATGCCTCTGCCGTCCGCTGCTAGAGGAGCCGGTGCATGAACAGGTCAACGTGTGGGTGATCAACGGGGAAGATCCCTACGAGGAAATGCAGCGACGGTTCGCGGCAATCATGATCCACTACAACATCAAGCCAGAGGAACTGCGCGGGCGCCTGTTCCTAGACGCGGGCCGCGACCTGATGATACAGTTTGCCAAGCAAACGCGCGACGGCATCGTGACAAATGACCAGCTTGCCGAGAAAATGATTGAGCGGATCAAGCAAAACAAAATCGGCTTGGTGATGTTGGACCCGTGGGTCGGGTTCAACGACATCAACGAAAACGATAACGTCGCCATGAACGCGGCCGTGGCGCAGGCGCGGTGGATCGCGGACCAGACCGACGCGGCGGTGGTGCTAACGCATCACATACGCAAGTCAAACGGCGAGGACGCGACAATCGACAGCGTCCGCGGCGCAGGTTCGCTGATCGGGGCGGCGCGTGCGGCGCGCATCATCAATAAGGTCAGCCAAGAAGACGCACTGAAGCTGGGCGTGAACGAGCTCGAAAGCCTCGGCATATTCCGTGTGGACGACGGCAAGTCCAACTTGGCGCCTCCGGCCGCGAAGGCTCTGTATCGACGTATGCACGGCGTGGAGCTACCAAACGGGGAATATGTGGGTGTGTGCATTCCGTTTAAAATGCCCGACTTATTCGACGGTGTAAGCGCCCGTGACGCGCAGGAGGTGCAGCGCCTGATCGGGGCGGCGGCGTCACGGGAGGAGCCGTATCGGTTGGATGCACGCGCCAAGCACTGGGCGGGCAACGCGGTGGCGGTGCAGCTTGATCTTGACGTGGCCAAGAAAAACGAAAAGGCGCGGGCAAAGGCGATACTCGCCAAGTGGGTCGAGACAAACGTGCTCAGCGTGGAGGAGTGGCCGGATAAACGTGCGGGGCGCGACGTGCAGTGCGTCGTCGTGGGTGAATGGATCAGTGGAACGGAGATAGGGTGATGTCAAAAGATTTCGAGTATTGGTATGGGCGCGTAAGGCTGTTTGATGACAGCTTGGAAGTCGCGGACGGCGTCGATAGCTTATATGGGGAAGGGCATGGGCTTAACTATTGGCCGCGCGAGGCTTCCCTGCACATAATTGGTTTATGGGAAGTGACAAAGCATTTAGCGGCGCACGGAAAACGTATGCGGCGACGGATCGAGGAACTTGAGGCGCAGCTAAATGACTAGGCCAATATACGAAAGCGAAGAGGACCGTAAAAACGAACAGGCGCTGGCGGATTATCTGGCGGAGCGTCACGACTTGCTGATGTATAAAATGCCGATCAAGCTGCACCTCGACTACTTTGCTACGAGAGGCGGCAGGGGCGTGGGCTTCTTCGAAATGCGGCGGCGAAAGGTCAATATGTACCACTACGACACGATGATGCTGGGGATGCATAAAATACAGTCGGCGCATAACTTAACGGCGGCGACCGGTTTGCCGTGTTTCTTCGTCGTGCAGTGGAACGACGCCAAGGGAATATGTAGGATACCGCCGGAGGAAAACGTAAGCGTCAGGTGGGATTGGGGCGGGCATAATAACCGCAACGACCCACAGGACATGGAGCCAGTGGCGTATTGGAACATATCTACATTTAAGGAGCTCAAGTGATGGCGGTGGACATTGACGTCGAAGAGTGGCCAGACATGGAGCGCCTTCAAAACGCGCCTCTGATCGGCAAGATCGTGTGGGACGAGGAGGATGGGATGGCGCGCATCATGTGGGCGCAGGCGCATTTGCCGTCAAACTTTGACCAGTACGGACGGAAGCAGGCGGAGCTCACTCTGGAGATGTGCAAGGACATCGTCATGCAGGCGGCGTTGCTGGGTGATGCCATGCTAGAGCAAATAAAGTGGGCCAAGGATGAGATGGAGCACTGAGTGGGACGTTCCACAGTTACCACAGTTCAACTGTGGAAGACTGCGGAACTGTGGTAAAAGAGGCCACTTTCAGTTCCACCACAGTTGTTGCATATATATATGCAACTGTGGTGGTAACTGTGGACTAGGTGGAAACGAACTGTGGAAGGAGGAGGATCATTACCATGGCTATCAGAAAGAAAAGGGTTACCGCGACGCAAGCAAAGCAGAGGGGGCGGGACGCAATGGGGCGGGTGGACGATCAGGCGCAGGTCATTAAGGCGGCAGTCTGGGGTCAGCTTAAACCGCTCGACGAGAAGGCGCGGGAGAAGACGAGTAAGTGGGGCGATAGGTTGCAGTCACTTGTGGCTCCGGATCTCGCTGGCCGCTTTGAGGCGGCATACGAGGCGCTGGGTGAGGCGGTGGACGCAAACGACGTGAAGCGGACGCATGACATCGCAACGCAGCTTCTGAGAGCGTGGGACGTGCTGGAGAAGGCTGCGTTGGACGCGGGGCATCATCCGCTGCATGAGGATGCATACTGCATGGAGATGGACGACGGGCGCATCGTGTGCATCGCACTCGACGGCTGGGCGTCGCTGCGGCAAAAGTATCCAGAGTGGATCGTGTACAGCTTCAGCGACGCGGCAAGGGTGCTCTGCGCTGACTTCAGCGCGCGGTTTCTGGACGAGGCATTCAGTGCCTTCCCGAAAGCGCATGTGAAGAGTATAATTCGCAACGGCGAAGAGCATAGCCGTGACATCAATGACGAGATACCATGGTGAAGGAGAGAAGGATGTACAGGACAGAGTTACTTGAGAAGGCGGCAGACATCACGACGCATGATCGCAACAACGACTACGGCGAGGCGAAGGAGAGCTTTGGAAGGATTGCGAGCATGTGGTCAACTTACCTCGGTCAGCCTGTGAGCGAGGCGGACGTCTGTGCGATGATGGTGTTGCTGAAGGTAAGCAGGTCACGCGCGTCACCGCAGAAGATGGATAACTGGATCGACATGTGCGGGTACGCTGCGCTGGCGGGGGAGATGGTCAGTGGTGGGTGAGGTCGGCAAGGCAAAGATTATGGCGCTGGAAAAGCTCGGAGAGGACGAGATCTTCGAGCGCATCGCAAGCGGCGTGTCGCTGGCATCAATCAAGCGTGACTTCAACATAGGTCATAAGTTGTGGGCGAAGTGGCTTGACGCAAGCGACGGGCGGCGTGGACGCTATCAGGCTGCGCAACTTGAGGCTGGCCACTTTTACGCTGAGCGTGCGCTGGAGACGGCGCAGCTTGCTGAACGTGACAACGTCAACGTGGCGCGCTTGCAAGTGGACACGGACAAGTGGATGGCGAGCAAGCTGAACGCGCAGTACGATACGAGACAGCGTGACGTGGCAATCAACATCAGCGTGAACGACTTGCATGCGCAGGCTGCGCAGTTGCTTGGCGACGTGATAGAGGGCGAAGTGTTCGAGGATGACGATTGAGCGCGAAAATACGCATCGGAACGCACTCACGCACGCGGGCGCGCGCGTGCTCGCAGATGCAGCAAAAGTCAACGCAAAATGCACGTTTAAGGCGAGAGTGCAGGCGCAGCAACGAGGTGGATCTGCTAAGTGATTGATTTTAAACGATCTGCACTTAACATAATACGTATTATCGGCCTTTTGCGCGGTATTATGTTAATTTTGGCCGATTTTTGTGCTGCGGCGCAGAAAAAGCGCGTTTTTGACCCCCCCTTTGCTCAGCGCGGACCGGTGCAAATGCAAAGGACCTCCCCACGCCTCCCCGCCCCCTTTTTCCGTAAACAGGTGTTAACATGACCCAGCCCCAAGAAAACCCGTTTATCAAGTTAATGGCGCGCTACCGCGACGACCCCGTTGCCTTCGCCCGCGAGGTAGCCGGCATTGAGCCGGACGAGTGGCAAGTTGAGCTCCTCGACGCCGTCGCAGCCCCCGCGATACGGCGTGTCAGCGTGCGTTCTGGCCACGGCGTCGGGAAGTCCACGGCGGTCGCTTTGGCGGCTGTATGGCACGTTCTGATGCGCGTGCCGAGCAAGACCGTTGTGACCGCCCCCACGTCGTCCCAGCTTTTCGACGCCTGCTTCGCTGAGATGAAAAATGTCGCCAAGCGGCTGAAGCCGCCCTTTGACAATTTGCTGGAGCTCAAGTCTGATCGGATTGAGTTGAAGAGCCACCCAGAGAGCACGTTTATATCGTGCCGCACGTCGCGCGCGGAGCAGCCGGAGGCGCTCGCTGGGGTTCACTCGCCTTCGGTGCTTTTGATTGCCGACGAGGCCAGCGGTATCCCCTCCAGCGTCTTCGAGGCCGCGTCTGGCAGTATGTCTGGCCACTCTGCGACGACGATCCTGACCGGCAACCCCACGCGGAATACGGGTTTCTTTTACGACACGCACAATCGCCTACGTGACGACTGGTACACGATGCATGTGTCTTGCGTGGATAGCCCGCGTGTGAGCGAGGATTTCGTAGAGGATATGAGGCGTCGGTACGGGGAAGACAGCCCCGCCTATCATGTGCGCGTCTTGGGCAACTTCCCCCCGTCAGAAGAGGACACGGTGATACCTGTTTCGCTTATTGAGCATGCCATGGCCAACGACATCAAGGTGCATGAGGACACGATTGCCATATGGGGCTTGGACGTCGCGCGTCAGGGCGGCGATGCCAGCGTTTTATGCAAGCGTCAGGGGCCGGTGATACATCCGCTGACTGTGTGGCGCAACTTGGACCTGATGCAGCTTACGGGCGCCGTGAAGGCGGAGTATGATGCCATGCCGCCGAGTAAGCGGCCGGCGGAGATCATCGTGGATAGCAATGGCTTTGGCGCTGGAGTGCTCGACCGCTTGCGCGAGCTTGGCCTGCCGGCGCGTGGTTTGAACGTGTCGGAGCGCGCCATGGCGAAGGACACGTATTTGAACTTGCGCGCGGAGATCTGGTTTAAGATGAAGATGTATCTCGAAGGCATGGACGTGTCACTGCCGCGCGACGATGCGCTGTATGCGGAGCTTGCGGCGCCGCGGTACCACTTTACCAGCGCGGGCAAGCTGCAAGTCGAGAGCAAGGATAGCATGAAGAAGCGCGGCGTTGCGTCGCCTGACAGGGCGGATGCGGTGGCGTTGTCGCTTGCGAATGATCACACGACCATGGCGTTTGGAACGAGCGCCGCGGGATCTTGGAATAAGCCGCTGCGTCGTGGTTTGAGCGTGGTTTAGAAAAAGTTTGCAAAAAAGTCCACTTAGTTTTTCGCAAACTCTGTGGTACTCTTTTGGCAGCGGCGTTCCTCCCCATGGCCGCAGACGGCGTGTTTTCCTTCACGTCTCCCCCGCGCGGGTATGCTCGACGCCCGCGCGGGGTTTATTTTGCGCGAAATTCCTGTATTATGTGTGTGAGTTGCACAAGGAGACGACATATGCCTATGGTTGCGGGGAAGCATTACGCATACACGAAAAAAGGGAAGGCAGCGGCCAAGAAGGCAGCGGCAAAAAGTGGCAAAAAGGTGCAATATGGCACCACCACCAAGCGCCGCATGAAAAATAAATAATGTGGACCGCGGTCCTGATGCTTTGCAATACCTCTGCGCAATGCTTTGCATTTGGCGGTCCGGTGTTGCCGAGCGAGGACCAATGCGTTGCCAGTATACGCGCTGGCTTTGATTACGCGATACAGATATTTCCAGCTTACACGCCTGTCGATTGGCAGTGCATAAGCTGGGACGAAGAGGCATAGATGGCAGAAAAAAAGCGTAAACGCAAATCTGGCCCAAGCCTCTCAGTGGGTCGCGGCGAGAAGCTATCCGTTAAGCAAGGCGGAGGATTGACCGCGAAGGGTAGGGCGAAGTACAACCGCGCGACTGGTTCAAATTTAAAGGCGCCTGCGCCCAACCCGAAGACCAAGAAGGACGCGGCGCGCAAGAAGTCGTTCTGCGCACGCTCCAGCGGATGGACGGGCGAGCGTGGCAAGGCGGCACGTAGAAGATGGAAGTGTTAGATGGGTAAGGTAGAGCAGGCAATACGTGGCGCAGGCAGCTTATTAGACTTTGTCATCAAAGGGTCCGACTATTTTACGCCGCCGCGAACCGGTACTAGTCGTGCAAAAGATCCTGCGCTCTATAGCCCGTTTTCCATGGTTAAGCATAAAAACGCCCCTTATAATTATGTTGTGAAGGGGCAGCAATTATCAGACCAGCTTATACCGCCTTCAGTGATTGATCCCGCAAGTCTTCTTGGAAAGACGATGTCTTTTGCGACAGGCGACCGTACATCTAATCAGCGCATGATTGACGAAGTAAACGAATATCTTTTGAGAAACCGCCCGCTTACCTTCGGGGGTCCAGAATATATGGATCAGATTATGCGTGGCGCATGGGCGTCGGAAAAGAACCCCATGAAAGCCAAGGCGAATGCGTTGAAGGGAGTTTCTGATCTAGATAACATACTTGCTTATATGCCAATGAGTGAAAGATCCGGCGACTTTTCGCGCCATATGGCGGAAGTGTACGGAGATATGCTTTCGTCCAGTGGAAATTTAAACAACTTTAGGGCTAACGCCAAAAAAATTGACGAAGTTTTACGTGATCGTTTTCCAAGTGTTAAAAACATGCCAAGCATCGCAGACCCGACGTTCCCTGACTGGCTTGCAAATCAAAAGGGCGGACGGCGCGCTCAGTTTATAAAGTTTTTCGATAGCAATAAGATGCGCGAGCTTGGCGTCCCTGACGTGGCCGCAGCGCGCTTTGCGGTGACAAATCCTGACTTGATGCTTTCAGACACTGCAAGCGTAGGATACAGGTTCGCAACGCCCAAAAAGGGCGCCGACATTGTCATCTCAGACGATCACCCGTCATACAACGCACTTTTACCCCGCGAGGAGGGTTCAAAGTCAATGACATTTGGCTTTGAAGTGCCATATACAATCGGCGCTCGTGACACGGCGTTACCTAAAGCGGCAAAGACTGGAACAATCTTAGCCCAGCCAAAAGACGTCAAGTCGTATATGGGCAACCCAAATTTACGTCAATTCATCGACCAGCAATTTGTGGACGAAGTAAGCACATATGGCGACTACCTCAAGCGTCACGGTAAAAAACGTGCCGACGAGTATGCAACAAGCCTTTTAAGACGTTTTATGAGTTCGCAATGAGATCCTTAATTTCCTCAATCGTGTCATCGATCATCTCTTGGATCTCTTCGGGTAGATCCTCTGGGCTCGTCCAGAGCATCATTACCGTCGCTTCGATACTGCGGCGAATTTGTTCCAGTTCCTCGCTCATCTTTTCCTCCAAATCGTGTTATAATCCACGACGTTAACATAGGACTAACACCTTGGCAACCCTAGACCCATACTGGCGCACGCAGCAATCTGAACGGCAAGCTCAGCTTAATCAAGCTGACTTGGATGCGTGGAACGAGATGCAAGTCGAAGAAGGCTTACGAGAGCTTGATGAATGGAGACGCCAGCGTCAGGGAACGATTGAAGCCGCGCCGCCTCCGAGCTTTACCGAGAAGGTGCGTCGCGGGTTTACAAGCCTTCTGGACACGGCTGGCATGTCTCCCTACATGGCGCGCCGCACCAGCGAAGGCATATTTGGCCGTCCGTTTGCGCGTCCTCAGTCTGAGCTTGGCTTCATTGAGGAAATGGGAGCCTTTCCCGCTGTTGCCTCTGTTCTTAGACCAGCTTTGATGGCGGGCGTTTCTGGCATCGAAGCCCTTCTAGCTTCTGCTCGCGGCGAGCGCGGAAAGGCGTTGGGATACGCTGGCTTGGGGCTTCTGGAAGCCTCTGGCGCAAAGGGTATGAATAAATACATTAATGCAGACAAGCCAGACATATTGGGCTATTTAAAATCGCGTAACGAAACCCTTGACGTCAATCCGGCGGCGTTGTTGCCACGTCGTTCCAGCGACGACATCTCGTATGAGGACGCTTATCACTTTATGAAGAGCAACAAGATGATAGGCGATAAACTCATGCCGCCCTCAGAGGGTGCGCGGTTTGATCGTCTGGGTGTTCACGTTGGCACGCCAAGGCAGGCGGAAGACAGGTTTTTCGCAAAACACGGCGTCTCAGGACATAAAAATCTTAAAGAAGTTTGGGATGCGGTGGGGCTGTATGGAGACAGCGGCGTGACGCAAGGGCTCAAGGTGAGAACAGAGAAGCCTTTTGAGATAAAAGACTTTGAAGATTTCGGGATCAATAAGGAATTTTTAGAAGACCCTCTAAATACCGAAATAATTGACGGAAAAACTGTTTTATCTGAAGAGGGCGTTATAGACGCAATGAACGCATATGCCGATAATAAGGGGGTCGGACTAGACGAGGGTCTTGCTCTATTCAAAAAAGAGCTAACGGACAAAGGATACACCAACATTCCATATGTCAATAGAATTGAGGGCATAAAGAGGAGCGACGTTGGAAGTAAAGACTTTAAATACACGCCAGAAAACATAAGCAACGTCATGCTTGTGGAGCGTACCGCCGCAGATCCCGAAGTTATTAGAAGCAGGTTTGCAGCTATGAAAGATCCATATGCTCAATCAATTATGGCGTCGGGTTTACTTGGCGCTGTAATAGGTCAAAACGCAAACAGTCAACGTGGCTCACAGTATTAAGAGGCAAAGATGCAGAACGAAATAAATCAACTTGTGAGCGCCCTCGAAGAAGAGCTCGAACCAAACGTAATGGGCGACGACGAGCTACAGGGCATCGTCGGCAAGGAAATCGAAGACGCGATTGACTACTCCGACAATTGGGTGTCGCCATATCGCGCCACGGCAACCGAGTATTATCGCGGCGACCCGTTTGGCGACGAGGAAGAGGGCCGCAGCCAAGTGGTCAGCATGGACGTGCGGGATACCGTACAGGCTATCATGCCGTCGCTGATGCGGATATTCCATAGCACCGACCGCACGGTGGAATACGCGCCGCAGGGGCCGGAAGACGTTGCCGCGGCGAAACAGGCGACCGAGTACGCAAATTACATCATCAACCGTGACAACAACGGCTTCTTGCATACGCACGCCGCGTTCAAGGACGCACTGATCCGCAAGGTGGGCGTGCTAAAGTGTTATTGGGACGATCAGACGAAATTCGAGACACACGACCTCACGGGGCTCGACGATAACGCTCTGGCGGCGTTGATGTCAGATCCGGCGGCGGAAATTGACATCCTCGCCTCCGAGCCGTTTGGCGAGCCCTCAATGGACCCCATGACCGGCGAGATGTTACCGCCCGCCATGATGCACGCCGTGCGCGTAACATATACGCACCCAGATGGCCGCGTGAAGCTGGAAGCGGTGCCGCCCGAAGAGTTCCTTATATCGCGCGAGGCGAAGTCCCTTGAAGACGCCGATTACGTTGCGCACCGGCGCATTTTGACCGTCTCCGAGCTTGTGGCGATGGGCTACGACTACGACGAGGTTGTGAAAATGTCTTCGGCGCATGAAGACATGGCGACGAACATTGAGCGCACCACGCGAAACCGCGCGCTGAATAACGAGATGAACGAACGCCACGATCCCGCGATGAAGAAGGTGCTTTATGTCGAAAACTACATCAAAGTTGACTACGACCAAGACGGCATCGCGGAGTTGCGTAAAATCTGCACCGCCGGCGACGGCAACAAGATCCTTATGAACGAGCCGTGCGCGATAGTTCCGTTTGCGACGTTCTGCCCCGACCCAGAGGCGCACGACTTCTATGGCATGTCCACCGCGGATGCGGTGATGGACATCCAGCGGATCAAGTCTTCAATTATGCGCAACACATTGGATAGCTTGGCGATGTCAATTCACCCTAGAGTTGCAATCGTCGAGGGCATGGTCAACATCGAAGACGTTATGAACAACGAAGTCGGCGCCATCATTCGGCAGCGCGCAGCCGGCCAAGTGCAGCCAATGTCCATGCCATTCGTTGGCCAACAGGCGTTTCCTGTTCTGCAATACATGGACGAGATCAAAGAGGCCCGCACGGGCATTTCAAAGGCGTCTGCGGGCTTGGATGCCGGCGCCTTGCAGTCATCCACCGCGTCGGCTGTACAGGCCACTGTCAGCGCCGCTCAGCAACACATAGAGCTTATCGCGCGGATCTTTGCGGAAACCGGCATGAAGCAGTTATACAAGATCGTGCTTCACCTGATCACAACGCATCAAGACCGGCCACGTATGGTTCGGCTGTCCAATGAGTTTGTGCCGATTGATCCGCGCGTTTGGAACGCCGACATGGATGTCAGCATCAACGTCGCGCTTGGCCGCGGCACCGACACCGAGCGCATGATGATGCTGCGCCAGATCGCGGACATGCAGAAAGAGGCGATGGCCACTATGGGGCCGGTCAATCCGCTTACCGATATGGCTAAACTATCGAACACGTTGAAGGCAATGACGGAGCTTGCCGGCTTCAAGGATGCGTCGCAGTTTTGGTCAGATCCGGCGCAGTTCCAGCCTCCACCACAAGAGGACAAGCCGGACATCAACGAGCAACTCATCGCCGTTCAGATCCAACAGATCCAAGCTGACATACAGAAGAAGGCGGCAGAGTTGCAGCTTGAACGTGAAAAGATGATCATGGAAGACGACCGCAAGCGCGACGAGCTCGACGCCGAGCTCTTTGTGAAGGCGGAGGAGATGCAAGCTAAATATGGCACGCAACTCAACGTCGAGAAGATACGATCAGACTTGGCGATTAACCGCGAAGTCATGAGAGCGCAAGCGGACGTCATCAAAGGATCTATTGATGACTAAGTCAAAACAGCAAATTATTGACGACGGCCACGCGGCTGATCGTCTTTTGCGCGACACTGATCTCAGCCGTTTTCTGGATGAGATCAAACAGGATTGCTGGGTCGAGTTTGAAGCCACAGCAATGGGAGACGGGGAAGTACGGGAAGGCATCTACATGAAACTGCGAGGGGTTGAGACAGTGCGTCAGGCTCTTCGTGCCATGGTAGATAACGCATCTATTGAAAAAAAGGTTAAGTAGATGCATAATAGGAGACAACGATGTCAGAAGCCAACACCCCGTCACCACTTGGGATTGATCTGAACACTGCACAAAATGCCATCAGGGCCATGATCGCCCCCGAAGAGGATACTGCGAAGACCACTGAGGCGCTTGAGGCTGAACCGACTGAACAGGTCGATGATGCCGAAATGCCGGAAGATGACGCCTCATATGAGGAATATTCTGAAGGCGAGCTTGAAGTTGAAGCGGAAGCTGAAGAACAGGACGACCAATCCTTTGACATACTTGGCGCATTAGTCGAAGTAGACGGCGAAGAGATTACAGTCGAAGAGTTACGACGCGGAAACCTGAGACAGAAAGATTATACGCGAAAGACGCAGGAACTTGCCGAAACTCGAAAGCAGTATGAGGCACAGTATTCTGAGCTTGAGCGTGAGCGGGCACAATACGCTCAGCTATTGCCTGCATTGCAGCAACGGCTGGAGCAACCGGCAGAAAGAGAGCCAGACTGGGACACGCTGTACGATACAGACCCCACCATGGCAGCGAAAGCAGAACGTCAGTGGCGCAAGCAGCAATCTGAGCGGCAAGCTCAGCTTGAGGCGGTGCAACAGGAGCAGGCAAGAATGGCGCAGATACAGCAACAGCGCATGCAGCAAATGCAGGCACAGTATGTTGATCAGCAACGCGAAGTCTTACCTGATCTGATACCCGAATGGCGCGACAGTAAAGTCGCGGCAAAAGAGGCGACAGAATTGCGTGATTTTCTCTTGGAAGAGGGATTTACGGAAGAAGACGTCAGCGGGCTGGCCAATGCATCACTTGTTAAACTGGCCAGACAGGCCATGCTTTACAGTCGAGGTCAAACTCGCGCGACGCAGGCGAAAGCCAAGCCGAGGCCGAAAACCAAGACAATGAAGTCAGGATCGCGCGGATCTCAGCCGAAACCCAGAGCCCCTCAAGAGCAAGCGCTCCAGCGCGCACGTCAAACTGGCCGCGTCGATGACGCCGCGGCTGCAATTAGATCTCTTTTGTAGGAGGCCATTATGGCAATCGTAACCAACACATTTACCTCGCACAGCGCGGTAGGTATCCGTGAGAGTTTGGCGGACATCATTTCGTCCATCTCTCCAGAAGAAGTTCCATTCCAAAGTAACGTCGGATCTGAAAATGTTTCCAACACATACTTCGAGTGGCAGACTGACAGCTTGGCATCAACAAGCACAACGCCCGTCATCGATGGGGACGATGTATCGTCTTTTGACGCGACGTCCGCAACGACCCGCGTCGGCAACTACACGCACATCCGTCGTCGTACAACCATTGTCGCTGACAACCTTGCCGCGCAAGACCTTGCCGGCCGCAACGACGAATTGAGCTATCAAATCGCAAAACGCGGAAAAGAGCTCAAAAGGGATATAGAAGCTACCCTTACGGATAATAACGCTCAAGTTGCAGGCAACTCTTCGACTGCACGCGAAACGGGTGGCCTTGGTGCGTGGATTGCGACCAACGACAACCTCGCAGGCGACGGCGCGGCTCCGACTGGTAATGGTACTGACGCCCGCACAGACGGTACTCAGCGCGACTTCACCGAAGCCATGCTGAAAGACGCAATGCAGCAAGCATTTGTCTCCGGCGGTCAGCCAAGCATCCTCATGGTAGGACCACACAACAAGACGGTCGTATCAGGGTTTGCTGGTATCGCGGCTCAGCGTTACATGGCGCCAAGCGACAGCCCAACGACAATCATTGGCGCGGCAGACGTATATATGTCTGATTTTGGGACCCTAAATGTGGTCGCCAACCGCTTTTCGCGTGAACGCGATGCGTGGCTGCTTGACCCAGAGTATGCATCTGTATGCTACCTGCGTCCGATCCAGAACGTAGAGCTCAGCAAAACCGGTGACGCTTCCAAATCAATGGTTATCGCAGAATTTGGCTTAAAAATTCTCAACGAAGCGGCCCACGCCGTCGTGGCAGACCTCAACGTATCATAAGTCTAAGCGGGGCGGCTTCGGTCGCCCCGTTACTTTGGAGATAGGCATGAAGAAGCGTTTATTTGGCCACGATCCACTTACCGGCGTCACCGAATATTGGCACGTCACGGACAAGGGAGAGTACGTCATTGAGAAGATACAAGACGTCACGTCAATTGTTGAGGCGAATAAGCGCCAATACAATGAGGCGCCGCAAAAATACGGCGACATGAATAAGGTGGCGTCAATTCCTCTTTCAGTGTATTATGAGCTCAAGCGCCAAGGGATTGCCGACGACCCAAAGGCATTTAGGAAGTGGTTGAATGATAGCAATAATCAAGCGTTCAGAACGCGATTAGGTACGCTGTAATGAAGCTACATTATAGACAGCCGTCAAGGAGATAGGCATGGCACTAGCAACATATGCAGACTTGAAAACTGCAATTGGAGATTGGTTGAACCGCGCCGATCTCGACCAAAAAATACCTGACTTCATCAGCCTCGCGGAAAGCACGCTAAACGACGTTTTGCGGCAAGCTGATATGATCACACAGTCAACCGGCGTTACCATCACGTCTGGGCGGGCAACCTTACCAGCGGATGCTTTGGAAGTTGTGTATGCTCAAGTTGCATCCGCGGAGGATGAACCCTTGGAGCAAATCTCTCCACAACAACTTACGATGCTCCGCAGAACGCGCACCCGTGACGCGGCCAACCCGCGTTTCTTCGCAATCGTTGGACGTCAGATTGTAGTCACACCCACTCCAGCGTCAGGCAGCTTGGACATTGACTACTACCAGCGCATCCCAACGCTTGTGGGTGGCGCTGAGGACGGAACAAACTGGCTTTTAACTGATGCGCCGCACGTTTATCTGTACACATCTCTGCTTCATGCAACGCCGTTCCTGATGGATGACGCGCGCTATCAAGTGTTCCAGAACACCGTATCTCAGCAAGTCATGGCATCCGTCAAGTCGCAGCAAACTCTGTCTCTTGACGACATGAAGTCAGCGGGCTTCAGTTTACGAGCGCCGACTGACCTTGCCGCGCAGGCGATGGACGCAAAAGCCGCTGTCAGCAACGCTGCAAATAACATGTAAGGTGCGTAATGCCGTCTACTTATTCAGAGCTAAAAGACCAAGTTATAAACTTTCTAAATAACATGGCGGCAGAGCAAACTGTTGACACGTTCATTGACTTGGCAGAGGCAGACATGTCGCGCCGCGTGCGTCATTGGCGCATGGAAAAGCGCAGTACGGCAGATCTGGACACGCAATATAGCACTCTGCCCACTGACTTTTACGAGCCGATCAGGCTTAGCATTACGAGCGGCAACACACACCGCTTGGAGTTGGTCAGTCAGGGCGAGATGATGGACAAACGGATGCGCGGATTAAACACTGCCGCGCGTCCAAAATACTACGCTTTAACGGATGGCACGATTGAGGTGTATCCCACGCCGGATACAACATATACCTTGGAAATGGTGTATTACTCAAAAATTGTTCCACTGGATAGCATTAACACAAGCAACTGGCTGCTAACATATTTTCCAGATGCCTATCTGTACGGTACGCTTATGCACAGCGCGCCATACTTAGGCGAAGACGCCAGAATGCAAGTTTGGTCTGCGTTGTACGAAAAGGCAATTGATGGTATTAATGCAGACAGCGATAAGGCAAAATTTGGTGGCTCCGGCCATCGCATCAAAATAAGGAGCTACTAGATGGCAAGTTTAGGTGATCGCGTTTTTGATGAGGGTCTAACGGTCCTTTCAGACGAGGCAAATAAAATTTCAATTACTTCGCAGGAAGCAACCACATATACGGGCGGCAATTCTACATATGCGCTTGGGTCCAGTACCTCACTATCAATCGGTTCACCCGCTGATCGTTCTGGTGGTGGTCGTGAAGTAACCGTGTCGGCTATTTCAGACGGCAGCGTCAGCGGCACTGGCACGGCAACACATTACGCCATTTTGGACACATCAAACTCAAGGCTGCTTGCAACTGGTAGTTTGTCGGCGTCTCAATCTGTGACTAACGGGAACTCATTCACATTAGCATCCTTCAAAATCGGCATACCAGATCCTTCTTAATTAGGAGACACTCATGCCTGTTGTCGGCAATCGCATAAAAGTTGCTAGTAGTGATACGGGTACTGGCAACATTACTCTTGGAAGCGCAGAGGACGGCTACCAAACCTTCGCGGATGGCGGCATCAGTAATAATGATGTTGTAAGATACGTCATTACCGAAGGCTCAAGCTGGGAAATTGGCAAGGGAACCTACCTCACAAGTGGGCCTACGCTGGTTCGCACATCCGGCAATTTACTTGAAAGCTCCACGGGGTCGCTTCTGAATTTAAGCGGCTCCGCAACCGTGTTTGTGTCTCTCGCAGATGTTGACGTTATGCAGACGGACGGTGGGACTTTCACGGGTGCAGTCACGTTCAATTCAGACACAGACTTGAATGGTATAACAGCGGGTAATCAAGCAATATATCGTGGAAACGGAGCCTTAAAACTCACTGGCGGCGGGCCTCAAAACAGTAGAAATTTAATCAATTTAAGTAACAGTGCAGGGGCCACTATATATGGTGGCTCAGCTTCGACCAACGCGACATTACGGTCAACTTATGGTGTAACTATTGATGGTGGCGATGGCGATATTGACGTAACAGGCAACATAACAGTCTCAGGCACCGTTGATGGTCGTGATGTTGCAACAGATGGGACAAAATTAGACGGAATAGAGGCAGGGGCAAATGTTGGGCCATCTCTCGCCGTGGCAATAGCGTTAGGATAAAAAATGGCAGACACATTCAAACTAGTTACAAAGGCAGGGGTCACAACGCTAGATGATATTTACACCGTTGCGTCCTCTACCACGACTATCATCATTGGCTTGCTCTTAGCTAATACTACGTCCTCTCTGATAACGGCTACCGTAACACTTAGCAGCAACACGGCAAACCGCGCGGGCGCAAATAACGAAGCCAACCAAGACGTTGAATTGGTCAACTCTGTTCCCATCCCCGCCAACTCAGCTTTAAGTGTTCTTGACGGTAAGGTTATCATGGAGACAACAGACATACTCAAGGTATCGGCATCTGGCGCAACGGACGTTGCTCTCAGCATTCTGGAGCAAACCTGATGAGTAAGGCACGACAGTTAGCAGACTTAGGTAACGTCTATGACGATGGTGCCTTGTCGAACAGGAATTTGATTATCAATGGGGCTATGCAAGTTGCGCAGAGGGGGACAAGTTTTAGTGCTGGCGATGGCTATACATTAGATAGGTTTGTTTGCGTTAATCACACATCGGCATCACAATCTTCATCTTGCCCTTCTGGTTTTATAAATAGCCTTGAAGTAACTGGAACAAATGTTCTTGTTCGACAACCAATAGAAAACTCTCACTTTCGTTTGTCTGCTAATTCATTTACTGTTTCTTTTTACATAAAAGGAAATGCTGCCTATTCTGGGACTGTTGATATAAATGACGGTACACAACAATCCTTTTCTATTACAACTACATGGCAACGCATTGTAAAAACATTTGATGCCTTAACCTCTCCATCTGCTGTTTATGGAAATAATAACGATTACCTTGACATACAGGTGTCAGACACATCTGCGACATGGCAAATCACAGGCGTTCAATTGGAGGTTGGCGATTTAAGCACAGCCACCCCGTTCGAGCATCGGTCATACGGGGATGAACTGGCGAGGTGCCAGAGGTACTACTATAAAACTTATAACGATAGTACCGCCCCCAGTACTGCAACAAACGTTGGGATTGTTTCTTCTACACTTAGTCAGTCCTTTCAAAACACAGGATATATAGAGTTGTATAATGTTCCATATGCAGTAAAAATGCGAGCTTCACCCACAATTACAGTTTATGATACGTCTGGAAATTCTGGAAAATGTAATTATTATCAAAGTGCAACTCTTGTTGTTAATAACACAATAACTAGCCATGCAATGTCTGAGAATGGATTTGCTGTTTATTCTGACAACGTTACAAGCAAGGGTGGAATTGGTTTTCACTTTACAGCAGATGCGGAGTTATAAGTTATGAACGAAATAGCAATTACAAACGCACAATATTACAACGACAAAGATGGTAATCAATCTAACGTCAAAGTCACCATTGACGGCACTGAGATGTTTGTCCCCCTAGACCCAGCAAACCGCCACTACGCAGAGATCCTGCGGCAGGTTGAGGCTGGGACGCTTACAATAGAGGACGCTGAATAATGAGCGGTTATATTGGCGCGCAAACTCCATCCTTTGCTGTTGCACCAGAAGGCATTCCCACTGGCGTTATTGTTATGTGGAGCGGTTCGATCAGCGCAATTCCAAGTGGCTGGTATTTGTGTGACGGCAACAATGGAACGCCAAATCTGACGGGTAAGTTCGTCGTCCACGCAGATGCTGATAGTGGTGGGACGTATGCCCCTAATGCGACAGGCGGTTCCGATAGTGTAACACTGAGTACAGCAAACCTTCCAAGTCACTCACACTCAAGTGGAACATTAGCAACAGCCAGCGCAGGAAACCACAGGCACGGGCTTAACGGAGGATCGAACGGAGGTAGCCTCAAGATATTGGGCACTCAATCCAACAGAATTGGTGGTATAGATTATCAAGCTGGCGAAATATGGCGCTACTCTTATGCTGGTTATTACCACATGGAAAACACGGGCGCTCACACTCACAGCATGTCAGGATCGACTGCTTCAACGGGTAGCGGCTCAAGTCACGAAAACAGACCGCCTTACTATGCTTTGGCGTACATTATGAAAGCGTAATTATGTCAGGTTACATTGGAAATATCCCTACACCACAATTATCACAGAGTAGGCAGACCTTTACGTGTACGGCAGGTCAGACGACTTTTACAACCATAGGATTTGTTGATAAGTTTTTAGACGTATTTCTCAATGGTGTAAAATTAGTATACGCAACAGATTTTTCAACGTCTGGCGGCAATCAGATCATTCTTACTTCTGGGGCTGCAACAGGTGACACTCTGGATGTTGTCTTGCAAACAGCAAACACTGACACCGTGAGTAATGGTGGAAGGTACAAGGGCGAGAGAGGCACTTTAGGGGGTTCGGCGGCGGCTGGTGACATTTTTCGGGTGCATGAGCAAACACTGAATACGAATGTTACTATAGAAAGCTCAGAAAATGCGCTTGCGGCGGGTCCATTGACACTAAATGCTACGCTAACAGTAAACGGTAATTTAACGGTGGTATAGATGGCAGGGACATTAACAGTACAAAACCTACAAGGCCCGTCTAGTGGGGCTAATGCGAATAAGGTGATTATCCCGTCTGGGCAGACGTTGTATGCGGCAGGGCATGTGGTGCAGGTGGTGCAGGGAACACTTGGCAGCACTGCTTCTGGCGGTGGCGATAGCGGAAATGTGTGGTACGATAGTGGGCTTTCTGTAAGTATCACGCCTACCTCTGCGTCTAGCAAGATACTTGTATCCTACACAATGCACATAGGGGTTTCATATTACCAAGCAAGAAGCAGAATAGTAAGGAACAGTACAGTTGTTGGGACTGGCACAAACGAAGGAGCTAGGGGTGAAGCATCTTCGGCATATATTCTATATGACGACGTTACAGCCACAAACGAATACAGGCATGCGCCACTTGGCATTAGCTATTTAGATAGCCCGTCAACAACGGCATCCCTAAATTACAAAATACAAGTTTCTGCGTATACTGGGAATACATGGTATGTTAACAGAAGTTATACGTTTCAAAACTCTGGTGATTATAGTTACGATAGCATCCCATTATCAGAAATAACCCTAATGGAGATCGCACAATGAGTACACTCTACGTTGATAATCTCCAGCCTAACTTGGGTAGCCAAGTTGAGATACCGAACCTAAAGCCGTTGGCTGGGTCTGTGGTGCAATTAATTAGCAATCAAAGCACAGCCCATTTTACTTCAAGTGGCGGGGATCAGTCCATGTCTAATGTTCTATCCGCTACTATTACACCTACAAGCACATCTAGTAAGATAAAGATAACTACATGCGGGATATATTACTGCACTAATAGTAATGCCTCTGTAAGCCACCTGTTTAGACTTGTTCGTGACGGTAGTGCTTTGTCAGATTACAACGGATCACAACTTAGCGACACAGCGCAATATCTTCAGTATCGTGCATCTGCTATTAATAATCACATTCCTGTACCTTTTAATTTTACATGGATAAATAGCCCCAGCACAACCTCTGCCACTACTTACACATTGCAAGTACAGGCGGAGACAGCTTCCATGATGTTTTACAAAGGTATGTTTATCATCTTAGAGGAAATCGCACAATGACCAGCATAATCAAAGTCGATACTATTCAGACTGCCGCTGGTAGTGTGCCTAACACAGCAGATTTAGGTTTTGCGCAAGGGAGTGTCATAGAAGAAATTTACGGCATTTGTGACGGACGCACGGTAAATGGAGTTACGTTTGGTGATGTTGATGCTACGCAAACAACAACAACAAGTTATGTTGACATCACAGGGTCAAGCGTAAGTTATACGCCACCAACTGGTGTAGGTACAGTCGTGTATCAGTTTCAATTTAATTTTTATTATGCAGGATACGGTAGCATAACGCACTTTAGGTGTTTCTTGGATAGCACAGAGATAACCTTATTGCGCACAACTTTGGCTGCAAACTACCAGACAGTCAATGAACACGAGCATGTTTTGACTACGTTATCTGTGCCAATCTTAATTGATAGTTCATTGGCGTCCGATGACGTTGCGAATGCAAAGTTAAAATCGTGGACATCGGCAAAAACATTAAAATGGCAAGCGCGAGCGTACAGCACCAGTTATGATGGTGGTTACTTTCATCGAAACCATTGGTGGGATGGCGGTGGCGCATCAGGCGATAGCCTTGTAAGGCAACCTCATGTAACCCTTAAAGCAATAAGGTAACGGAGTTTAAACGATGACAACAATAGCAAACGCATTAAGCGAACTAGGCGTCACAGAGTGGGTACTCCGTGGTGAGCCAACAACAGAAGCGGAGTTCAATGAGATGTTCCGCAAGGTAACTGGCGCAGACGCCAATGGTACAGCAATCGAAAGCAGCAACCCTGATGATTGGGGTACTACATGGGCAACTGTCTCAGGCAAGAAAGACGAACTGATCGCAGCGGAACCCATGCGTTTACTCCGCGCAGAACGTGACCGCCGCTTGGCTGAAACAGATTGGTGGGCCGTGGCAGACCGCACGATGACGTCTGAGCAAACTGTTTACAGACAAGCATTGCGTGACATAACAACAAGCGCCACGTCCTTAGATGATGTTGTGTGGCCCACAAAGCCTTGAGGTAACTAAATGCTGGGTTTCACGCCTCTTGCTTCTGCCCCACTCGCGGATAGCGGCAGTCAGGTTTATGACCTTACCGCGTCTGCTATCACAACAGGTGCGCCAAGCGTAGCCAGCGTTACACTCACGCAGACACATGCTCTAACTGCAACAGCGATTACGGCGGGATCGCCAAGTGTTGCGTCAAGCGCAATAACGCAAACACACACCCTCACTGCAACAGCAATTACGACAGGCACTCCGTCTGTTGCTTCAAGTGCAATCACGCAGACCCACTCATTAGGTGCGAATGGCGTCACAACGGGATCGCCTGTTGTCAATGACTGCACAATGAGTGAGGAAGAAACCTTTAGTACAAGTAGCCTTGAGACGCAAAGCCCCGTCCTTGGCTCTCCCACAATCACTCAGGAGCACGGCCTCACCGCAAGCGCGATTACCGCGCAAAATCCAAACGTAGCAAGCACCGCGTTTACGCAGGGTCACGTATTTACCGCCACGGGCGTCACGGCTGGCGCTCCAAGTGCTGCAAGCACCGCCTTCACCCAAGCACATGCTCTATCAGGAACAGGCGTCACGGCTGGCTCTCCGATACTGGCAAGCACGTCTCTCACGCAGAGCCACACCTTTGCGGCTTCCGCAAATCTTGTCACGGGTGCGCCATCTGTCGGTTCTGCCGCGATGGTGCGGATTGTTGCGCTTTCGCCAACTGGCTTTGTGGCGGGATCGCCCGCGCTTGATAGCCCATCATTTACTCAGAGCCACACATTTACAGCGGCAGCAATTACAACGGGTGCGCCTGTTTTGGGTGAACCGCAAGCGCTTCTAAGCACGCCGCTGACTGCAAATGATGTTACAACACAAGCGCCCGTTGTTGACAGTGTAGACATAGACCAAACACACGTTTTGACAAGCGATGATGTCGTCACTGGAAACCCCGTCACTGAAGCGCCAGCGATTACTCAAACGCACATCTTCGGATCAAACGGCATCACAACAAATGCGCCCGTTGTTGATGATTGTAATATGTCCGAAGAGGAAACTCTAGCAACGGCTGATCTTGTCGCTGGACAGCCAAGCGTGGCGGCGACTGCAATCACACAAGAGCACGTTCTTGGCGGCGCAGACATAGCCACACAAGCGCCAGAGTTGGCTTCTACGCAAATCAATCAGGGCCACGTTCTTACCGCCTCTGACATCACTTCTGCCGCGCCTGTCGTCGATGATCTTACAATGTCCGAAGAGGAAACGCTTGCGGGTGATGATGTCACAACGGGTGCGCCTGTCATTGATAACGTGGTGTTCCTACAAGAGCATGTTCTGGGTGGTGACGGATTTGTGGCTGGCAATCCTGTTGCTGGTTCGCCAAGCATTACTCAAACGCACGTTTTAACGCTTTCTGACGTTACGGCTGGCGCTGTTGAAGTCCAAAGCCCAAGCATTAATCAAACGCACGTTATAACTCCGACAGGTGTTGAAGCGGGTGCGCCTGTGCTTGGCTCCCCAGCAATGCTGGTGAAATATAATTTTGTTGCAAACGATCTAACAAGCTCTGCGCCTGTTGCGGGTCAACCTCCAATAACGCAAGAGCATGTGCTTGGCGCTGACAATGTTTTGGCTGGTGTGATTGTTCTTGATGGGCTGGTCAGATTTGTCTGGGAGGAGCAAGCGATTACAGCGGAAACTTGGACCGATCAAACAACAGGGTCGGAGATTTGGACTGATCAAACGGTAAGTGCGGAAACATGGACGGAAGCCGCATAGTGTGATATTTTGCACAAAAGGAGTTTAGCATGGCTATTTCGATCACTCGCCCGACCGTGGGTGCGTCAACCGACACATGGGGCACTACTCTTAATACGGGTCTTCAAGCCCTTGAAAGCACGTTAAACGGTACTGGCACGGGCAAAGTTACAATTGAGCCGGATCTCACGGAAGGCTCATGGTCAATTAACGGCACCGCGGTTGCCTCGACGGCGGCTGAATTAAATAAATTAAATACTGCGTCCGTAACTACCGCAGA